TGCCCTCGAAATTTTCGCCGTCCACCCGGATCATGAATTGCAGCCGTTTGCGGCTAAAGCTGGTATCCGTCATGACGAAACCTCATGCATCAACAGCCAGCGACTGCCAAGGCCGACATATTGAGGATCTTGCCCGCCCTCTTGGTCAACAAAATACAAATCGCCAATGAAGCCTAGATATTCGCTTTGCACGATGCGCATACGATCCCGGCAAAGCGCCCCCGTAATGCATGGAATGCCGCCAATAGCCAGATCGAGATAGATCTGCTCCAACTTTTGATACAGGCGTATTGTGCAGGGCTGCTTCGATAAAACAATATCGAATTGCTGCGACGGCACGGGACGCAAAGGGACTGTCATTAACATTTATGCTCCTGCTACCAGCTTCCTGATGCTCCGTTACCCTGAAAATCTCCACCGCCGCCAGATATGGGCTTTTGCGTTGCCGCAGCCGTTGCGCCTGCGCTGGCCGGAGATGCTGTTACCGCGCCGCCGCCCTGCGGCATTGCCCCGTCAGGCGCTTTGGTTTCGGTAAATTCCGTCTTTGCCGTCTGTCGCACTTCCTGAAAGCGGCAATTGGCCGTCACCATCGACACACCGCCGCCGCTGCTGCGCTTGTAGTCGTAATGCACCAGATTCAAATTGCCGTGCACTACGTCTGGCGTCACCACGGTGTACAGGTCAAGGCCGGATTTCATGGCATCTAGCGCAACCAGAAACGCCTCGCGGGTCATGGCCTGCTGCCCACCGCACGTCATGGTCACCATCACCTCAAATGGCTTGGCGACTTTGTTGTAACTGGCGAATCCACCCTTTTCTACCGGGTGATTGGATATTTCCTCATCACCCTTGTATTCAATGGCAATGATGGTGTCAGGCTCGATCACCGACCCGCCCGTGTCGCCAAATATGCCCCACTGCGGGCCCATCAGCGCATCCAGCAGGCCGAAACGATCCAGCCCGCGCACGGCTGTCAGCAGGCCAGTTGTGGTGCCAAGGCCGATCAAGGAACGCCGAAGATTCGGCACACCAGGGAGCGGAGGGACGTTGGGGAAAGGGATAAGGGGCATTTTTGGTCAATAAAAAACCCGCTTGATGGCGGGTTGTTGTTGGCTTGCTTGGCGTCGGCTTACTCTTGGTACTTTCTGGCCTTTATGGGCTGGAACAGCCTAGATATGACGCCCTGCCGATAGTCTCGCATCATTACGCAAACTTCCTCTATGGGCATCCCATTGATCTGGTTAAGGAATTTGACAAGGGCTTGCTGACTCACCGCGTTTTGGTTAATGCGCTGGCGGCAGCCATAGCCATACATCGCCTCGTTAATCTTGATGACAATTGGATCGTGCTCTGGCACGCCATAGTATTCACGCGGGACGCCAGCATAAGTTACGCACCTGGCGTTGGCTTGAAACAGGGTGACACTAGCCCTTGTGGCTTCTTCGCACCACCTGTTGACCGCCTTGTTTTGTGGTGATTCTGGCGTGGCAGCATGGGCAATACCTGCCAGCGCCGCCAGCGACAGGACGATCATGGTCTTTTTCATATCAACCCCCGGTTGCAGAATACAAGCCCATGATAGCCCCAATCACCCCATGCCAAGCGCGGTCACGCCTGCCATGTGTCGGTTTACCGCTGGTCGGATCGACTGCGCAATTCCGTTTGCATCTGTGGCCGAGGTCTGGATATATATCTGGCCGATATTGACCTCGCTGTTGCTGCCAGCGGCTGCCCGACTGTTTCCGGCGGATGAAAGCATTTGACCTGCCCCAGCAGCGCCAGCGGAAATTGCCAAGGCCGAAGCGCCACGTATGGCCGCCTCTCTATCGGCTGCCGCTGGCGATTCGTAATACCTAGAGGCAACCGCGCCAGCCTCCCGAGCGCTTGACGCTCTCCGCAGCATGTTCCCCGCCCGCGCATGGCTGTTCCTCAGCTCCCAATCAACAAACGCATACTGCTCTTCCAGCGTTGCGCTGCGGATGTCCTTGCCGAATACCTTGCGAAACATGGCCTGTCTGTCTCCGTGCCACTGCGCAACGCCGAAAGCCGCGCCGCCATCGTTTGGCCCTCTCGGATTGGAGGACAGGCCGCTTTCCTGCTTCAGATTGGCAACAATGCCCGCTGCCTGCTCCCTTGTCCACCCCTTTGATGTAAAAAAACGCATGGCGTGATCTATCCGGCTCCTCATATCAGAGGAAACGGGGCCGCCACCAGCGGGTGCAGGTGCACCACTAGCGGGGGCAACTGCAACAGCGGGCGCAGACTCGCCGCCTACAAACTCGAAGCCAGCACGCCCGAACAAGCTCATCAACTTGCTAAGCCCCCCGGTCAGCGGATTAAGCGCATTGGTTATTTTCTTGATCCACCCATCCGTTAGCCGGTTAAGCGACTCAAATTTTTCGTTGATAAAGGAAACAACCTCTAGCAACGTCTTGAAAAACAAAAGAATGTCGCTCTTGTTGGCCGCGATGTTTTTGACAAAAGCGCCGACCCCAGATCCCAGCGCATCAACAGCCGGGATAAGGTCGTTCAGGATCAGATCGGCCAAACCAGAGAAGAATTGGGCAATCTCGTCCTGATGAGCCTCCAGCCACCGAGCAACCCTATCCAGCAGGACATTGAATTTTTCCAGCGCTGGAGCCAGTGCCGTAAAAATGATCTGCCCTACGGATTTAAGCTGGCCTTCAAACTTTGCCCACTCGGCCTTTGCCCTTTCCGCGCTCTTGGCTGATTCGTCGTTGGCGCGGCTTGCGGCGTATTGCTCTTCGTACAGCTTGCGCACCTCAGACCCGCCCTTGCGCAGCAGTTGCAGGGTGGCAGGATCAATGCCAAGCTGGCCCGCCAGAATCAACTGCTTCTGCGGGTCATATTTTTGCAGCGCGTTGGCAATTTCCGGTAGCATGTCCGTCATGCTGCGCACGCCGCCAGATGCGTTTTTCCACAAAATGCCCATGCTTCCGAGCGCACGGATTACCGGGCTGTTCGGGTCTAAGCCAGTCTCGAACGCCTCGATGCCTCCCCGGATGCTCTGCATGGTTTGCAGGATGGCTTCCTTGTTGCCGCCCACGGTAGCAACAGCCCGGCCCCACGCGTCCACCTCACGGATGGATATGCCCAAATCCGTGCTGGCACGCTTCATGGCCATCAAGCCATCAACATTCGCTGTAAAAAACGACTTGACGCCAGCAACACTCACCACAGCGCCGACCATCCCCAGGATGGCATTACGCACCAGAGAATAGCCTTCAGCGGCGGTTTTTAGCTGGCGCTCCTGCTCTTTTGATGCTTTTCGCTCGGCCTCTTGCTGCCTGCGCAGTTGTTCGCCTTGGTCTTTTTCGCGCTTGCGCTCTATTTCTCCTTCTTTGCCCACGAAGCCTTCCAGCGACTTCTGCGCCTTGCGCATTTCTTCCTGATACTTGGCGCTATCCAGTTTCAGGGTGACAACCAACGCTTCAATGATGTTCACAACTGCTGCTCCCGCTGCATCACGCCCTCGTTATGGGCATCCACTGCATGAATTTCGATCAAGTCCCACAGATCCATCAGGCCATACACGGTCTGCAACTCATGCAGGGTTGCCAGCCGCGCCGACACCACCGAAGCGATGGTGCGGGGCACGTTGGCGTAGCTGATTAAACGTCTCTGTGCCCGCTGGCCGACTGCGGATGGGCCGAATTCAACTGTCCGGCGGCCTGCGAAAAATCCACATGCAGGTCAAAAACAGCCTTGCGAATCTGCACCCGAGTCATCACCTCCTCGATGTCATCATCCACAAGACCGCGCACTACCTCCGGCTTAGCCGGGTTGGGCTGCATTTGAACGCACTGCATCATTTCGTCGAGCAGCTCGAATGCAGAATCTGCCTGCATATTCATCAGCATGGCAAACCCCACTTGGGCAATGCCAGCAAATCCGGCCTCCGCTACGTTGTCCGGTAGCTGTATGCCGCCTTTTGATGCCGCCAGAAAGGCTTTGACCGCCCACCGCTCGGCCTGCGAAGCGGGCATCTCGGTGATGCGAAACACCTTGCCGGCATCCCGGCCCGATGTGGCGGTAAATGTGGATACGCGGCGGGCCATTAGTAGGACTCCGCAACGATCTTGCTGCTGGCCCACGACAGCGAAAACCGGGCGGGCTGCAACACTTTCTTGGCACCGATAATCAGCGTGGTTTCCGCCAGCGTGCCATCGGTCAGGGTGTACTTCTTGCGCACGCTGGGCAGCAGAATCACCGCGTTGCAGGTATAGACCTCGCGGGCGGCCTGCATCGCGTTGTACCAATCCTCGAACAGTTGCATACTGGGGCTGTTGGCCTGCAATTCGATGCCTTGCTTGACGATGTTGAACACAAAGCCATGCCCTACGTGCCCATCCACGCCCACTTGCGTTTCAGTGGCCGTCACGGCATCGGTAGTAAAGGCATCATCGGCGGCATACCCTTGCAGCTTCTGCGGCACAGGGTACAAGTCATTGATCGCCAGCAAGAATTCCGAGTTGGCGGAGGTAAGAAAAGCCATTTGGGTCGCTCCAAAAGAAAAACCCCGCCGGATTGCTCAGGGCGGGGTCTATGGGGTGGGGGTTGCTGGTTACTGGACGGCGATAGAGGCCAGATTCAACCGATGCACGCTGCCGCCATCGGTGTAATACAGGGTCATAGGCGGGCTGGCGCGATCCACGCGGGTTTGCGCAGATGCGGCGTCAATTTGCAAGATGTAGCCCTTGGCGAAGATCGCCACGCTGACATCGCGCCCCAGTGCGTTGCGCATCTGTGCTTTCTGGCTGTCAGACAACGCAACGCCTGCACGAATCGCGCCGAAGTTGACGGCGGCATTGATGGGATCGAGACATGCGGCTTCGATCAGCGCATAGCCTTCTGAGTTGTAAGGCACGCTGCCCACGCCCGTCAGAAGATTGACCATCGCCAGTTGCAGGTTGGCGTTGAGCCAGATCTGATTCAGGAAGGTATCCAGCCACTTCCAGTCACCCGAGATGGCTCCGGCATACATGAAGTTGAAGTTGTCCTTGGCCGTGGCGTAGCTGCCAAAGAAGTTGTAGCCATTGGCCTCAAGCCCTGCGGCATCGCTGGCATTGGTGACATACGGCACCAATCCGCCCTGGTACTTGAATGCCAGCGTAGAGCGGCCATTGCGGCGGCTGAAGTCGAGCGAAGCGGCAAAGCCCAGCACGAACATGGCGTGCGACAGGTCGCCATACACCGGCACGGTGTACTGCGTCTTGGTGTTCTTGAGCCAGTAACCCAGGCTGGTCGTCAGTGTAGGGTCTTTGGCGGCCGCGTCGGTATCCCACGACACATAGCCAAAGCGGGCCAATTTCCCGTTTGTCCACGTAGCGAACGCCTGCGCATCGGACAGCGAAGGCTCGAACGCGGTGGTAAACAGCGCCCAGTTTTGCGCCAGCGCCATGATGCCCGCCATGAATGTAGCGGGGACAGACGCATCAGCGCCCTGGCTCAATACCGCGCCTTTGGCCTGCGACAGCATCAGGCCATCCGCAGCGGTTCCGGTCACGTAGCCCATGGTGGATGAAGCCCCGGTGGTGGCGCTGGCAACCACAAATGCCTCGCGCAAGGCATCCCACGACACCAGTGCAGATAGCGCCGTAGCAAGAATGCTGGCCGCGCTGCTGAAGCTGGTTGCTGTGGAAAGGTTTACGCTGGCAGCGGTTTTAACCACGCCGTCAATCGTCACGCTCAGAGTGCCGGTGACCGCCTTGATGGTGTCGAGCGTTACCCCACTGAGGGAGCCGCCACGGGTGTAGGCGGCTACGTTGGCGTCGTTGTACTGCGCCATGTACAGCAGGCCCGGTGTGCGCGTGGCGATGGTGTAGCCGTTGAAATAAACGGCTGCCGCCTGTGCCTCGGTGCTGGTCGCGCCGAAAAACGCCGCCACGTCATCCGCAGAGGCGAAGCTCTTGACGGTGCCGACAGGAATGGCCGTGTCTTTTGTCAACAACAGGCCATTCAGATCAACCGCAGAGCCTGCCGCCTTGAGCACGCTCGGGTTGATGGAAACAATTTGACTGATAGGGATAGATGCCATTTGCTAGGCTCCAGATGTGAAAAAACCCGCACTAGGCGGGTTGTTGGTTGAAGCCCTTACGGGCAAATGCCGCCCATCAGGGCAGATAACGGACGTCTGCGGCCACGACGCCAACAGACAGGTGTTCGGCGAACTGCTGCGGTACGCTGATCGTGGGGCTGGCGTTCAAATGCGCTTCCAGCATCCAGCGGCTTTCGTAATTCATGGCATCGTTGATGAACGCCATGTTTTGCGGGTCGCTGGCGTACAGCGGGCGGATGGCGTAGCCGTTGTCGGCCAGCCAGTCAAATGCCACGCTGGAGCGCAGCAGCGTCGCCAGCATGGTCGCGGCATCTTCTGCGTTGTCGCCGTACACATCCAGTTGAACCCGCCAATCAACAGAAGACCGTTTGCCCACTGTGTTGGCGCTGTAGTGCGTTGTGGGCACGTTCATGGCTGTCTGCATCAGCGGCGTCATCACGACCACGCGGCCATTGGGCAGAGGGACGTTGTTTTGCTGGCCCTCCACCACCTGCACCCCTGTGGGCAGTGCAAACAGGATGAAAGCCCGCAGCGCAGTGACTACGGCGTCTTTGGTGATGTCTATCGTTGCGCCCGGCTCGGTGCCGCCTGCGGAGGGGGTGGTTATCGCGCTCATTGCAGCACCACCGCCAATTTGCACCAGTCAGGCCACGCTTCCAGCACCTGTACCACCTTCCATGTCTGGCCGCCAACGATGAACAGGTCGCCGCCCAGTTGGCTGGAACGATTGACGCCGTAGTAGTTGCCTGCCACGTACAGCGAACACAGCACACCTTGTTTGACCACGTTGTCAATCTGCTGCAATTCGCGCATGGTCAGCTCCTGCTTTTGCACCAGCGCTGAAACGTCGGGCTCATAGGCTGGAACCTGCTTGCCGTTTGCCAGTGTGGTAAAGCCCGCGCTCTTGCGTATCGTGGCCGCAACCTCCGGGTTGACGCCAGAGATAAAACCGCGCACCAATCCATGCAGGTTCATGTTTCGCCCTCCAGGTCGTGGTTGACGCTGCGAGCCATGTGGCCGGTATCAATCAGGGGCTTGTCAAACTTCTTTTGCCGCAGCGTGGATGGCGCATTGGGTGCCCAGCCGCCATCACGGATGCTCATGCGAACGTCATCTTCAATCACCTCAGCCGCCATATTCAGCGCCGCGTCTGCGCTTTCCATTTCTGGCAGCAACTCGGCAATGCGATCTGCCCACTTCTGCTTGTTCTGCTCGATGGCCGTGCGGAAAAATGGTCGGGGCGGGATGTTGTTTGCCGGGGAGCCAAATTCCTGCACCGCAGCCACCAGCGCCACAGGTGTGCCCGTGTCGGTGTATCTCGCGCCTTCCAGAAACCCAACCCGCAACACTTTGTCGCTGTGATACGCCTTTTGCGCACGCTCCAGTGCCGCCACGACTGCGCCCAGGTTCTTTACAGCCATGATCCATCCCTTGTGCGTTCTTGCGGCCAACTTCTACCGGGCACATAGCGCATGGTGCGGTAAGCCGCAGCAGCCGCCCAGAATGACGCGCCGTACTTGGTCAGTCCGTACCACGCCGCGCTGCTAGGCAATGCAGCAGGGCTGCCCGCAATGCTCACGCTGCCCTCGCTTACGTTGGTGACTGGCCCCACAAGCGGCAATGCCGCCTGCGCTGCGCTGCCGCTGGTCAACTGGGTGAGGTGCGCCACCAGCAGATTCAGCAGCGAAGCCCGCGCAATCAGGCTTGATACCGGGCTGGCGTCGGTGTTATCCAGATACAACGCTCCGGCCTCATCGAACGTGGCCCGCAACTGCGCATCGGTGACGTTGGAGAACTCAGGAAAGCGCGTGCGGAATGCTGCCACGTCAAACGTCACGGCGGGCATGGCTTAATCCTTCGCGGTTTCAATGCCTGGCTGTTTGCTCGGGTCAAGCGGTTCCATGCCAGAAACAACCCTGGCACGCTCTTTGGCGGCCGATTTGGCGCTGGATTCGTTGGCTTGCACAAAGATCAAGCCGTCCACTACCGGGCCATAGTTGGCGTACTCCTTGAACCAGGCATCGGACAATTCCTTGTCCACTTCAGTCAGGCCGTAGCCGCCGATCACGTTGCTGGAATTCGTGCCTTTAAGAACGGCGGTCTTATCGCCCATGCCGATATGCAGGCCCATCGGGAGCTTGCAGCCGATTACTACTGTTGCCATTTTTGGGATGCTCCAAAACAAAAGGCCCGCGCAATGGCGAGCCTTGAAAATAGGAAGCCCGGCTTTTCACCGGGTTCGGAGGGATTTAAGGCCCCCTCATGGCCTTGGGTTGACCCGCGCTTACACGCCGGTCATGGTGGCGATGCCCGTGGGCTGGTAAATGATCGCGCCCCATGTGCCAGCCGAGCGCTTTTGCTTGTAGCTGGATGTCTCCACCACGGTGTTGTGCACGCGCATTTTTTCGGTAAACGCTATTTCCAGCGTCTGCTGGCCGCCCACATCCTCAGCGATAAGCTGCACAGTGGTCGTGCCAACGCCGTACTCTGGCGCGGTCACGAAAGTGAGGCGGGGATACATTTCCTTGACCTTGGCGCGGGCGCTCAGGCCGTAGCTGTTGGTGTTGGCAAATGCCGCCTGCGCCGTTGGCGACATGCACAGCTTCATGGGCGAGTCTGCGTCCACCAGCCCGCCGGTCTGGGTTACCAGTTGGCCGAACAGCTTGGTAATGTCGTTGGCGATGCCTTCCGGGGTCTTGGTGGCCCATGCGGTAACGCCGCCCACGTTGTTGGGCGAAATGGCCGCAATCAGCGAAGGATCGTTTAACAGGCCGTAGTTGGCGATACCAGCAATGCCGTAGAAATACGACTTGTTCTGGAATTTCGCCATCGTCAGCAGCGCGGCTTTTTCGACCCGCTCGACCTGGTTGATATTCCCTTGCTGGGCCATTGCCACTTCTTTTTCGCCCCAGCGCAAAAACGTCTGGAAGTGATAGGACTGGCGCGGCACCCAGTTGACATTGGAGCCTACGGAGCCATCGTTGCTGTAATCGTCGTACCCAGACACGTTGCCGGTAGCCTCAGCAACCGGGAATTGGCTGGTAACGGTTGTCCAATCGCCAATTTTGCGCTCAGGCGCAATCTCAGCGGCCTTCATTGGGGCAAACAGCACGTCAATCACACCGGGGTTGATGTAGTTCGCCATCCATGCCGGAATGCCCGCGTTGTTCGTGGTAAACAAGGCGGGCTGCGCATCCATAGCGAACGTATCTGCGCTGTATGTGCCCATAATGGGCTGCGCGAAAGACACGCCCTTTTTGCCCAGCTCGGTAATCAGTTGGTTGGTATTCATGCGTTGCCTCACTTGTAAGAGGTGATCTTGATGATTTCGTTTGCAGAGGCCGCGAGTGCCACGTAAAACGTGGTTTCCACATAGCCAGACACGGTTGCGCCTGCTGCATCGGTTTTGATTTCGCCTGTGGTCGAACTGGCAAATACCTTTTGGCCCACGGTGGCGTTGGTCAAGGTCTTGACCCAGAAGTCACCCCGGTTGTGCAGGGCAATGTTCGAGCCTTCAGGAATGACCATCGAGGCCTGCGCCAGCCATGCGGTGGCAAGGGCTTGATAGTGGCGGCTGATGAGGCCATCGGGAGCGCCGGAGCCTGCGTTGCTCACGGTTTGCGCCGTGGCGTCAATCCACGCGAAGCGGCCCACGGTAGCGCCGCCCGAGGCGACCTTCAATGGCTTATCGGGGTTGTTAAGCACGGTGGCGTGCGGGTTGCTGCTGGCGATGTCGCCTTCAACAGCAAATGCCGGGTTTGCGGCAACAGAGGTTTGGAATCCAGACATTAAGCGTCTCCTTGATTACTTGGTGCCGAAGGCGTTGGGCATCAGCGCGGCCAATGCATTCTTGGCTGCTGCGTCCATGCCCATGCGGGCGGTTTGTTTGGGCTGCTGCGCGGTTTTGTGCATCTTGATCAGCGCCGGGTATGCGCTGGCATGCACGCCCGTGTAGTCGATGCCAACAGAATCCATGGCGAATCGGTACACATCTGCTGCCGAATCCATGGCAACCACCTCACCCACCAATGGGGCCACGTCACGCTCTGCGGCACGGATGGCCTTGAACTTGCTCATGGCAGCGGCTTCGGCACGGCTGGCAATGGCAGCGGCATCCATAGCCACCTCTTCCGCTTTGCCGTTTTGCAGGCTTTCGGCCTGTTCTTTGGCGTCCTGCTCGTCGTCCTCGTCAGAAGCAATTTCGTCTTCATCCGGGGTTTCGTCGTTTTCTGCCGCTGGATCGGATTCTGGCTCTTTGGCTTCGACGGCCAGCACTTGCTTCAACAGCTTGGCAAGGCTGGACATGTCGATGCCCTCGAAGGCTTCGGCAGCATCTTGGGCCAATTGTTCGACGGTAGTTGCTTTTGCAACCAGTGACCGGATTTGCGGAATAGGGTTGGCGTCTTGCGCCATTTGGGGCAGGATATGACCGCACAATGCCGCGTTCACCACGCCGGTCTTGCCCTTTTGGATTTTCATGGGTTGTAGCTCCATAGGTTGTGAATCGCCGACAATGACGTCTGCGCCAGCCCTGCCAATTTCTACAATGGCAAGGTGATTGCCTTGAATCTGGCGCATCACGCCGTCATAAGGCACACCCCGGAAGACTCCGGGGGTCATGTCTGCAACGTAGCGATACGCCGCAGACAATTCGCGTTGCTCGCCGCTGTTGATGGCCGCAATAGCGGTCGCATCCCACACGACAAGGCTGTTTTTGAGATAGGTGCCGTCAAACTCGGCATCGGTGCCCGTGCTGCCCACGACCACGTCCTTATGTGGCTCATCGGCGGAAACGGGGATGTGCTCATCGAGCAGGGGCAGGTTGTTGAACGTGCTCGCGGCTTTAGCCAGCTCATCCGGGTCACGCAGTAGCTGGTAAAGCTTGTCTGGCTGGAGGCCCAACGCCTCCGCGTTGGGGATTTCGCGCCCGAAGTAACCGCAGACATTGGCCTTGCTGATGTTGGAGACAGCAATGTGAAGGCGGCCATCGGCATCAATGCTGCGCACGCTGGCGCGGTCTAGTGCGATGGTGTCGATTGCAGACGAATCCATGCCCAGCCGCTTGCGGAATTTTTGCCCAGCAGCGGTTCGGTAGAAGTCCTGCCAAGAATCGCCCTCACGCCCGAGCAGCTCTGAGCCCCACAAGCTGGGGTCGTCCCCATCAATGACGCCGTACTTTGGAGGCGACCGCCTTGGCTGAGCCATGCTCACGGCGTTCTCATGCCCTGCGCTTCCAGAAGGCTTGCTTGCCCCAGCACTTGCCGACGCTTGCGGCAAATACTTTTCCAGATCTTTGTGCACCTCCGTGCCTGCGGGAACGTACCATTTCCCCCGCTGCGCATCCCACCTAGCGCCTAACTGTTTGGCGGCATCCTTTTCCGCATACGGCACATTGAGGTACGTGTGATCTTGCTGTTTGCGCGGCGCATAACCCTCCTTTTGGGCAAACCAATCGGTCATGCTGCGTATATGCTGCCCATGAACGCCCGCCACGGACTTGGGAATCCAGCGCAACGATTGCCCATCAGTTAGAAGATCGCGCTCCTCCGGGGTCAACTCTTTGGGGTCATAGTGAAACGTCTCTAGCGCGTCGTGGTACGCCTGATTGCGAACCCCGTAAGCCTTGTCTGTTTCGCGCTCGATCTTCAGAGGCTTTGTCAACGACTCATGCCCGGCTGGCGTCTCATACGGCGTAGCATCCGCTTCCGACTGCGCTTTGGCCTCCGCTTCGGCTTTCTTTGCCCTCAATGTTTCCTTGGCTTTTGCGCTTGCGGCCTGTTTTTTAGCCTGCGCAGTTTTTGCCGCAAGGATGGGGGCTTCGTATTCGCCCCACAGGTGGTCAAGCTCTCCGCTTCTTGCCGAAGCCTTAAAAAGCCCGCGACCGCCTTCTTTCTTTTCCCCGTATTTCTGCCAAAGCTCTTGGGACTGAGCGAGTCTTTCTCGTTGCGCATCGTCCAGCTTGGGGGCGGGCGGTTTGGATACCCTTGTAGGAAACGGGAAGCCAGTCGGTTTGTTTGCGGCCTGTTTTTGTTCGCCAGTTGGCGTATGCGGCCCGCTGAAGTCCTTGCGCACTTCGCCGATCTTCTCGCCCTTGAATTTGCCGCCCATGCCCTTGGTGACGCGGCCAGAATCATCAATCTCTACCGGCGTGCCTTTATGGTCGGGGCCATTGGGCTTGACCGTAATCCATTTGTTATCAGAGGCAAGCTGCGCGGCATAGTCCATCGCCATGCGCTTTTGCTGCTGGCGCTCGTTTTCGTCAAAATAATGCATGGGTTTGGCAACAAAAAACCCGCGTGGTGCGGGTTGGTTAATCAGGCTGCAAATGCTTCGGCAGTACGGGCGACCACCAACAGCGGCACCGAATCGCTTGTCCCGGCAGCACCCATTCGCCCTCTAAATACATGCCTTTGGCAAGATCGAAGGTTTCGCCGTCTGCCCGCACATGCTCGGGCCGTGGCTTCTTGCCCGCGTGCGAGTGCCTCCAAATGCCCTGCGTCATGCCCAAATCCTGCTGCCTTGTCGCTTGCAGCGTGGCCGTGGCTTTGTTGTTCTGGTCGCTGGCAATCAGCGCTGCCCGCCTCTTGGTGATCTGATAGCGCATCAGCAATTGGTCTTGCAGATACTTCAGATCGCGCCCTCTCTGTACCGACTCCATCACCACGCGTTCGACATTGCCCAGATGCTGCTCCGCAATGCTGCGAATCAATCCCACCTGCTCGCCAATCACGCCCTCATAAGCCTGCTGCATGGATGGCGTCATAACCATCTTGACGGTCATTCCCATGTCTTTAAACGCGGTCTTGGCGTTGTAGTCGCAATAACCGAGCACCTTGCGGGCAAACATGCGCCCCATGCGGTTGCCAACATCGTCGAAGTGCCTCAGCCAGTACGTGCGTAGCCGCTCGATTTCCGCTTGCAGCCGGTCTACCGGGGAGCCCGCATCCATCGCAATGCCTTCTGCCCGGTACTGAGCGCCCACCCACCAGACAAGGCTGGCGTGCATGGCTTCGATCTCGCTTTCCAGCTTGCGCCGGTACCACACGGCAAAGCCCGCATTAGGGCGCGTCGGGCGCAGGGTCTTCTGGTGCTTCTTGCGGCTCATCGTCGCCTTCATCGTCAAACCCAGGCGCTTCCGGCATGGCATCCGGGTCTAGGCCGTGGTACGGGCTGTTGGCATCCCCTGCTATGCGCCGGCGTACCTCAGCCGGGTCAAGCACACCAGACTGGATATACACCGCGTCGGTGTCAGCCTCGGTCTTGCGGATCGTGGCCTGCTGCGCCTCATCCGTCTGATACAGCGGGACGAACTCAAAGCCAATACCGGGGTCTATTTCGCCAAACTCGGACAACTGGATGATGTCCAACGCCCTTTTAATCAGGGGCCGTAGATTGTCCTGCTGGCTGGCGGCGATGGTGTCGTAGAACACCCGTATTTCGCCGTCGCTGCTGGCGTTCAGGCCCGCTGGCTGTGTGCCCAGCAGCTTCACCAGCGGTATGCCGGAGATGCTGGCCATGTGCTCTTGCGACTGCGCCTGCAAAGCATCGAGCGTGGACAAGGGCGTGTTGACCTGTACCATGTCTTCGCTTTCCATGTCCAACATCATCAAGCCCCGGTTATCTCGGGTTTTGTTGAACAGGTCGGCGCGGGCAAACAGGCTCATGTCAGCTTGTCCACTTAACGCCGCGCCCATATTGGTCTTGAGAATCGAGGTGGAAAAGCTGTGTATCAGATCGGATACGCTGTCCCGTGTGCGACTCCAGTTATTGACATACGGGTCAAGCAACTGGGTTAACGGCACGCCACCAAAGTTGTACGCCGGTTTGAGCATGTCGGGCACCGGGCGGCTGATGAGTGTCAGCAGGCGCGAGGCATGTACCGTGCGGCCCATCACATACCAGCTATCAGGCCGGTAATAATTGGCCGCTAGTGGATTGGTGCTTTGGTACTTGCCGGGATATGTCCATACCGGCTCTACCGTGCGGAATGCCAGCAACGCGCCTTTGCCGATCTTGGCCGTGCTGGCCGTCAGTCGCTTGGACAGCTCCGCATCGTTGTCGCTGCTGCGTTCGCCGTTGGGCGTCTGCACATCCACAAACACCATGCCACGGCCAAAGAAGCCGTCATGCTCGATAGCATCTTTCAATGCCTCTCGCAGCTTGTGCCGCTTGACAGCATCCTCTAGCTGCTGGATACGGTCGCTGGCATCGTCCTCACCGCTGTATGTCAGCTCAATCCATTTGCGCGTGTGTTCTTCCGCGATGGTACCGACGATTTTGCGATGTTCTGGCCGTTGCGCCAGGCTGGCCAGAATGGGATAGCCAGCGAACAGACCTGCGTTGCTGGTGACAGCGTTGACGTAATCATACGGCGTGGCATCCATGGCCATGGCCGTTGCACGCTCTCCAGCCGGAATGACACCGGGAGGCGGCTCATACGCCACCAACGCTTTGCCGCCATCTTGCGCCATCTGCTGCATTGCAGGGTGGATAGCCATCTGTGGGCGCACCTCGGGCTTTGCTTCTGCCTGCGGTTGCCGGTTAAAAAAGCTGAGAATGCCCATTACGCCTGTTTCAGTAGTTCGTTGCTGATTTGCATTGGCTGGTGCCCCGGCGCAAACGCCATGACAAAAGCATCAGCAAGGTTTGGAGAAGGAATATCCCGCTTGGCAAGGTCTTTTTTGCTTTCAACTTTCACCTTGCCTG